TAGCCTTTCTCCTTTGTGAGTCCGTCTATTAAAGCCTTCATTTGTGCATATGTAATAACACTTTCTAATCTGCCAGCCAGATACTCGGTAGCATTATCACCCCATTTATCTTTTGCTAATCTCACTAAGTTATTAACCGTGTAATCTAATTCTATTTCTCTAATCATTTACTTACTCCTTCTTGATTTGGTAAACACCCTACGCAATATGCGTAGGTGTGTTCTTTAATATTCCCGTTTATATCTGCCCACACTATGTCATCTTCTTCTAAATCGTCATAGCATTTTACGCAGGTGTATAAGTCAGATGATTTCATCACTCTCCCCCTCTCCTGCAAATAATTTATCCCAACACGCAGGGTGCGTACCAGATATTAAAACCTCTCTGTCTGCTGCTTCCATATCAGGAAAGGCGCTTTGGATATTCTCTCCCTCTCGCCACCTGATAACAGCCTCACGATTTAGACTCAGTACTTCATATTTATCGCAGACCATACAGGGTTTAGTCTTAACCACTATCATCTCACTCATCATTTACTCCCGTCCTCTACTACCTCATTGTCCCAGCCGCACTCGCGGCAGGTAAACCAATATGTACCATTCCTGTATTCATAATTGCTGTTCTCTGTCTCGCAGTTCTCCGACTCACACAGCACCACATACTTACTCATTGTGGCTCGCTTCATCACAAGGGTCGCTCTCGCACCCGTGGCAGAAGGTCATAGTGTGGATACCACACTCTTGCATTTCTTTACTCATCTTTATCCTCCTTAAATATCTCTGCTATTACTTCCTTCTTTTCATCAGGCAACCAAGCCCAGATATAACCGAGCAGATAGTGTGCGCCTGTATCGTGCGTGTTGCCTCTAGTCCTGCGACATATCGCAAGCACTTCATCTAATTCTGTAGCCATAGTGTCCTTCCCTCCCTTCCGCTCTCTTGGCAGAAGTAACAGGTATCCTCTTTATTTTCTAGTTCATCATACATACGAAAGCATTGGATACACTCTCTCGGACAGTCGGAATACGGGTACTCACCGCCTTCGTTATCCTCACAAGAACAGAAATTAAATCGTGCCACCTGTGTGGCGTGAGTAAGTTCTGCTAACTCACCCCAACTAATTGACTCTTGTTCCATTAGACACTCACTTCCTCGGTCATTTCATCTAGTAATTCCTCTAGTTCACCTAACAATTTATATTCCGTAAATACCCAACTTGGCTTAAATAAACTAGGGTTCTTAAATACTAAGTCATACCCAGCCTGAATATCCCAAAATAAGGTGGCAATATAAGTCTTGCCCTCTCTCTCAAACTTAATCTCTTTAGTCCACGCTGTTACTTCTTTGCTCATTGTTTTTATTTCTATACTCATTTTATTTCCCCTGTCTCATCTGCTATTGGTTGCGTGCTTAGTATTCCAAGCACGGTTAAAATAATAATCGGTAATCCTGCGAGAGTCAAGGCTATCAAGGCTTGCACCCACAGTCTTTAATTGGTGCGAGGTGGTCTCCGCATATCACTTGATTTTCACAAGCGTGGTTGTCTTTTCTTTTATCACAGAAGCACCAGTTATGAGTTACTAATTCGCTCATAGTCCACCTGCATAGCACTCGGTAATTGTTCCCCAGCAGTAGCCAGTCAAGCCCTGCCCTGTATAATTTATATGCCCTGCCAGATAGATAACCGCTAACACCCAGATAACTAGGGCTAAGGCTCTCACTTGCTTGCCTCTCTTGTTTAGTTTCATTTCTCTCCCTCTCTTTAATAACCTGAGTGCTCAAAGCACTCCTTATAAGGCGGTTCGTCTGTACATAAGCATTTACCCTCTCCCTTGTGTGTGCAACAGTTGCCGCAATTTCCGCAGTCTCCGCAGCGCCCGTCTCTGCTTCCTAAATCGTAAGTGCCTTTGCATTTATCGCACTCACCTTGCTCTAATCCGCAGTCTTTCCCACAGTCTCCCCAACAGGTGCAACACACAGCCGTTGCCTCATTTTCGTGTGTTGCTTTATCTCCGCAAGACCAGCAGTTCATCACTCTCCCTCCATCTCAAAATATCCATCCTCGGAAACCGTGTCGCCATAATCGTTGGCAATGGTTGCGAATGCATTCTCAATGCGTGCCTTTTCCTCATCTCGTGCCTTAAGTTCGGCTGAAAGCAAGTCAAGAATTGGGTCTGTGTAATCTATCGTTATGGGTTCGCCCCACTTCTCCCCGTGTACTTGTACTGCTCGGAAAATGACGTGTAATTGTGCTTGTGTGAACATAATCGGTTGATTTTTTCTCATTATCTTTTCCCTTTTCTCTATGCCCAAGCGTGGTTTAGTAGGTAACCTGAGTCTGCCGACTCTCCCTCTGTACGGAACAGCCCACGAGAGAGGCTGTATACCGCGTGAAATCCCATATCCATACCGCAACCACCGACACGCAGAGCGCGAGAACCGTTCACCTCTACTAGCGGGTAACCTAGAACTATCGCCGCGTAGTAGGTGAGGTCTAGGATTTTGCCTTCTTTCGCCACCTTCAGCGACATTGTGCGACTCATTCCACTAGACGAGACGCTACGCAACACGGTGTAAACCGTGTCTCCTTCTGCTAAATAGTGGGTTAGTAATTGCTCGCGTGCGTATGCAATATCTAACGCCTTCTGTTCCTTCTTGCTTGCTGTTGCTGTGGTCATTTCTTAGCCTCCTGTGCCTTCTCACACCAGCGACACATCCCTGCTCGCTTAATCTGAATGGGTGTGTGTGGTTCTGTTCCGCATTTTGGACATTTCATAATCTAGCCTCCTGTTGCTAGTCGGTGGCGTTGCATTGTTGCCTCGCCTACCTTGCGCCCTAGTCTGTCGTGAACAGTTGCCCTCTGTAAAGGGGCTAGGGCTGTGAGTTGCCTCACACGGTTATTGCTGTGATTACTAACGCTTTCTTGTCGTAGTCTGCTACATAAAGGCGGGCTACTCTTGCGCTTGTAAATTGCATATCGCGAAAATCTATGTCCTCACCGAAAGAATACCGCCCCGCACGCCACACGCCTATCCTAACTTTATAAATATAGTATTTAGAGTGAGCGCGTGCGGTTCCCTCTGCTGTCTCTTGGTAAGCCTCGGTTATAGTGCTTTTCCATTTCATTTTCTATTCTCCTGTCTAAATTGGCGGCGGCATTATTGCCTCCGCTCGTGCCTTGCTAGGTCGTGAACCTGTGCCGACTATATCGGGGCAAGGCGAGGCTGTTTAGCCCTTTATCATCTTTAACACTAAATCTTGCGCTTCTTGCTGTCGGGTCGGGCTATAGCGGTTATCGGAACTCATTCCACCGATAGCGATTAGGGCTAGTTCCCATTCTGCCTCGGTTAATTCGCGGCTCATTCGCTAGCCTCGGAAGCCTTTAATTCCCTAACCTCTTTTAGTAAGAAAGAGGTAAAGGTATCCTCATTAAATCGGGGATTTTCTGCCTTTAATTGTCTTTGGAATTCTGCGTCTATCTGACCAATTACCTCATTAGCCGATAGAGACCAACCGCCGTGAACCGCGTAAGCCTTAGCGAGAATTTTCGCTATTAACTCATAATCTTTCTTAGTCATTTCTTGCCTCCTGTACAATGCCGCCGAGTATTTCCCGTCTGGCTATTGCGTACCCCTCGTTAGTCGTAAACTAGCGCCGATTAAATCGGGCGAGGGGCTGTCCTGCTACTTAGTGCAAGGATAGGCGTTAATCTGGTCGTGTGCCTCCTCTTGACTCATTTCGTCTGGAATGAAATCCTGAAAGAATTCACTAGCGGCGGTCTCGGCATTTTGGTAAGTGCCTTCTATTGTGTAACCTTTATTTAATTTTTTTATTGCGTCTTGACAATTTCCAGAATGTGTCTCGGCTGTTCCAGCCTGACCTTCTTGCCATATTACAATTACGGACATTTCCGCTCCTGTCTGCCTTTGCGTGGTTGCTCGGGCTAGTAAGAGAATTAAAGCACGCTCATTTTGGAAAGTCAAGAGCATTTTGATGTGAGTTACATCACATTCTCGGAAGGCTGATTATGTTACCAACCAGTAACATAGATTAGATAAGTTACTAGCGAGTAACATCACAGCCCCCTAAGTTACTCACGGGTAGATAGTCGCTCGCCATAAATACAATATAAATGGCATCCGAATTAAATTATTAAGTTACTGTCGGGTAACTTGTTATATATAAAGGTCAGGTTAAGGGTTAGACATTAGGCTCGTGTGTGTCTAAGTCTATAGATTAGGTAGAGAGTTAGACATTTTGACCCACGGTGTTTAATATATGCGCAAGTACTATACTGTACTATCAAGTAATAAATCTCTGTTATATTAGCCCCCTATATACTCTGAGCAGGACTTATGCCCCAAAGGGCAACTATTATAAAAATATATCCGAACTGAGTGTTCGGTTTAGGTATAAACTACAGGTTATCTATATATGTAATATATAATTATATATATAGAGCGAGCATCGCTCTTCGGCTCGCTCGCTTATATAATATATAGTTATTTATATTAAATATATTATATCAATTACCACAATTATGCCGTTTTATTATGGGCGTTTATAGTGTTATATTACCCGCTCCTTCAGGGCGACTGGATGGGATGTTATGGGACGCAAAGCGGGCAAATTAGACATATCAAAGATTGAGGCTCAGGAGCGAGTACTACTCCAACTTGAGCAAGGTAACACCATTACTGGGGCTATGGGTACGGTCAACCGTAATGACACAACTTTTAGACAATGGGTGATGAACTCCCCTGAGTTTAAGGAACGAAGCGAGAAAGCCCGCCTAGTAGGTAAGGGCATCAAGGCTGACCTGAAAGACATTAAAGAGATTTCCTACCCTGACTTCTGTGACCAGTTCCTAGATTCTAAACTCTTCCCCCACCAGTTGAACTGGCTGGACTTAATGGAAGGGCTACCCCCTAGGTGGCAACCAGCAGGTATGACTTATGAACTGGGTGAACCTGACCGAGTGCTGATTAACGTGCCACCTGAGCACGCCAAGTCCACCACGATTACTACAAACTTTGTTACATACAAAATTGTGACCAATCCCAATATGCGAGTCATCATCGTCTCTAAGACGCAAGGTATGGCTCGTAAGTTCCTTGGGGCAATCAAGACCCGCCTATCCCACCCAGCCTACACAAAGTTACAAGTTGGCTTTGGTCCTAATGGCGGCTATAAGGCAGATGCTACCCAATGGTCTGCCGATATGATTTATCTAGGTACGGGACGTGACTCAGGTGAGAAAGACCCTACGGTGCAAGCCCTAGGCTTTGGCTCTCAGATTTACGGCGCAAGAGCCGACTTGATTATCCTAGACGATGTTGTGATGAACTCAAATGCCCACGAGTGGGAGAAGCAACTTGAATGGCTTCAGAAGGAAGTTATCACACGTCTGGGGCGGCACGGAAAACTAATTATCGTAGGAACCCGTGTCGCGCCCATTGACCTTTATAAAATGATACGCGAGCCTGGGCATTGGTCGGGTGGGGTTTCTCCCTTCACCTATTGCGCTATGCCAGCGGTTTTAGAATTTGATGAAGACCCACTTAACTGGAAGACGCTCTGGGCGGAATCCGACCAACAAGAAAATGAAAAAGACGATGCGCTACCGAATGGAAATTTTCCCAAGTGGGATGGACCTTCTCTCTTTAAGCGCCGCTCTCAGGTCTCTCCATCAGTATGGGCTATGGTCTACCAGCAAGAGGATGTCCAAGAAGACTCAATATTCTCACCTACCTGCGTTGCAGGTTCCGTCAATGGAATGCGTAAGCGTGGACCGCTTAAGCAAGGGGTTGTAGGACATCCGAAAAATACTGAAAACCTTTATACCGTTATCGGTCTTGACCCTGCTATGGCAGGGGCTACTGGTGCTGTGGTTGTTTCATACAATAGAACAGACGGAAGAATATACGTTCTAGATTGCATCAATATGACAGAACCTAGCCCTGCTAAAATTCAAAGTCTTATTGAGGACTGGGTGGACAAGTACCGCCCACAGGAACTGCGTATTGAAATCAACGCCCATCAGAAGGCTTACGCCCTAGATGATAACTTACGAAACTTTCTAGCCTCATATGGCTGCCAGTTGAACTCACACTTTACTGGTAAGAACAAGTGGGACACATCTTTCGGTGTGGCATCTATGGCTACACTCTTTGGTTCAGTCCGAGAAGGACGCTTCCAGGATAACAACATTATTGAACTACCTTCTAACGAAGGCTCTGAAGGAATGAAGACCCTGGTACAAGAGTTAATTACTTGGAAGCCAGATACTAGAAATCCTACCGACTGTGTTATGGCTCTTTGGTTTGCGGTAATACGTATCAGAGAATTAATGCAACAATCAAGTAGAGCAAGTCAATATCAATCAAACCGTTGGGCAACGAAAGCGCAAATGGCTTCTCGTGGCTCATTAAATTTAGACGAAGCATTTGCCTCTCAATGGGCAGACCAATACGGATAGGAAATCAAAATGGCACTTCCAATAGTAGGAATAGTAGTAGCAGCGGTTGCAAAGAAACTTGCAACAAGAGTAGTCGGCGGAATCACTGGCGCAGGCGCTAAAAGCGTTGCCAAGGCGTATAGGGAAAC